GGGAGTTAGGCGTTTCCAAAATAAAGACGGAAGTTTAACCAGTGCCGGAAAAAGACATCTGGAGCAAAATTCAAAAGCTAAACAAGGCAATAATAAAAAGAAAAAAGGACATACCACCAATAAAGGAAAAAGTATTAATGAGTTAAGTGATGATGAATTAAGAAAACGCATCAATCGTTTGGAACTCGAAAAAAGATATGAAGCTTTATCGAAAAAAGAACAAAAGGCTAAAATGTTTGATGGTAAACGATTTGTAACACAAGTTCTTGAAAACTCAGGCAAGGTTGTAGCCACTCAATTATCCACATATGTAATGGGAAATATGGTGAATAAGGTAGCTCAAAAAAATATCATCAATGTAAAAAAAGACTAAGTAGGTGAATAAATTATGGCATTATCAAATACTGCCGTTCCTAAATATTACGGCATGTTTAGAGATGCTGTGATTAGAGGCGAAATACCGGTATGTAAAGAAATTGGCATGGAGATGTATCGGATAGACGATCTCATTGCGAATCCCGGAATATATTATGACGATCAGGCAGTTGAGGGCTGGATAAAGTTTTGCGAGGCAGAATTAACTCTAACTGATGGTTCTGATTTAACATTGCTTGATTCATTTAAATTATGGGGAGAGCAAGTTTTCGGATGGTATTATTTCGTGGATAAAGATGTATATGAACCAAATCCTGATGGACATGGAGGTCATTATGTTCATAAAACTGTGAAAAAAAGACTGATCAACAAGCAATTCTTAATAGTCGGCAGAGGTGCTGCAAAATCACAATATGAATCTTATATGCATGAATATTATTTGAATGTTGATACATCGACAACTCATCAAGTGCATACATCTCCGACTATGAGACAAGCCGAAGAAGTGCTGGCACCAATGAGGACTGCGATTATGAGAGCACGAGGTCCTTTATTTAAATTTTTAACAGAGGGTTCGTTACAAAATACAACCGGCTCAAAAGCGAACAGAATGAAATTAGCTTCTACCAAAAAAGGAGTAGAAAATTTTTTGACAGGTTCATTAGTTGAAATTCGACCAATGTCAATAGATAAGCTCCAAGGCTTAAATAGCCGAATAAATACTGTCGATGAATGGTTATCGGGAGATGTTCGCGAAGATGTTATAGGTGCGCTCGAACAAGGTGCTTCTAAAAATGACGATTACTTAATAATAGCTGTAAGCTCAGAGGGAACAGTTCGTAATGGACCGGGCGATACAATCAAAATGGAATTGATGGACATTCTAAAAGGTGAATATGTCAACCCACATGTTTCGATTTGGTGGTATAAATTAGATTCGGTTGACGAGGTTTCAAATCCTGATATGTGGCTAAAGGCAAATCCCAATTTAGGAAAGACCGTCAGTTATGAAGCATATCAAATAGACGTAGAACGAGCCGAAAAAGCACCATCAGCCAGAAATGATATTTTGGCAAAGCGTTTCGGGTTACCTATGGAGGGATATACATATTATTTTACATACGAAGAGACTATTCCACATAGAAAAAGGGAGTATTGGCAGTTATCGTGTGCATTAGGTGCCGACCTATCACAAGGTGATGATTTTTGTGCGTTTACTTTTTTATTTCCATTAGGTAACGGACGTTTTGGAGTTAAAACTCGAAACTATATTTCCGAAATAAAATTGATGAAATTGCCACAAGCAATGCGTGCAAAATACGAACAATTTATTAATGAAGGTAGCTTGGCCGTATTGCCTGGCGTTGTACTTGATATGATGGAAGTTTATGAAGATTTGGATAAATTTATAGCAGAAAACGAATACGATGTTTGTTGTCTCGGATTCGATCCATATAACGCAAAAGAGTTTATTGCCAGATGGACTGCTGAAAATGGACCATTCGGAATTGAAAAAGTAATTCAAGGTGTAAAAACTGAATCAGTACCTTTGGGAGAATTGAAAAAATTAGCCGAAGAGAGATTATTGCTTTTCGACGAAGAACTGATGTCATGGGCAATGGGAAATAGTATAGTCATGGAAGACACTAACGGTAATAGAAAACTTCTGAAAAAAAGATACGAGGAAAAAATCGATGCTGTTGCAGCTATGATGGATGCTTTTGTTGCATTCAAGATAAATAGAGAAGCATTCGAATAATATTTTACTCGATTATTAAATGCTGCTAATAGCAGCTTTTTTTTTATTTAAAAATAAAGGGAGGAATTTAGAGTGAATATATTTAGTAGACTCCAGCATGGCTGGAACGCTTTTATGAACAAAGATCCAACTGTGGTATATAAACCTCAAATAAATACATATTCGTATCGACCGGATAGAGCTAGATTCTCAGGACGCAATGAACGTTCCATAGCGACATCGATATATAACCGAATTTCTATGGATGCAGCATCTATAGATATAAAACATGTTCGGTTAGACGCAAATGATCGTTATACGGAAATGATGGATTCCAGTCTTAATAACTGTTTGACACTAGAAGCCAATATTGATCAAACAGCCAGAGCATTCATGCAAGATATATACTCATCATTGTTAGACGAAGGATGTGTTGCTATTGTTCCGGTAGATACTACGCTTGATCCGAATTTTAGTAATTCATACGATATTTTATCAATGCGTACCGGACAAATAATTGATTGGAGAACTGATTCGGTAAAAGTTAGATTGTATAACGAAATATCCGGAAGAAAAGAGGATATATGGTTAGCTAAAAAAAATATAGGCATCGTGGAGAATCCTTTATATGCAGTTATAAATGAGCCTAATTCGACAATGCAACGTTTGATAAGGAAATTATCTTTATTAGACGGAGTAGATGAACAAGCCAGTTCTGGAAAACTAGACTTGATAATCCAATTGCCGTATGTAATAAAAACCGAAGCACGAAAAAAACAAGCCGAGGAACGTCGTAAAGACATAGAAGAACAATTATCAGGTTCTAAATATGGTATTGCTTATACGGATGGTACAGAAAAAATAACACAGTTAAATCGTTCGGTGGAAAATAATCTAATGAAACAGATTGAGTATTTAACGAGTATGCTATATAGCCAGTTAGGAATAACTCAAACTATCATGGATGGTACTGCTGATGATAAGACTATGTTGAATTATTATTCTCGCACTATAGAACCTATGGTTGCTGCTGTTGCGGATGAAATGAAACGAAAATTTCTTACAAAAACAGCAAGAACACAAGGACAATCTATACGTTATTATAGGGATCCATTTAAGCTTGTACCGGTATCTGATTTGGCAGAAATTGCAGATAAGCTTACTCGAAATGAAATATTGACTTCGAATGAAATGCGACAAATTATAGGCATGAAACCTTCTGACGATCCGAAAGCAGATATGCTAATCAATAGTAACATCAACCAATCGCCAGAAATGCTTAATGAGAATAAGCTGTTAGTAAAACAAGAAAAGGAAGGAGAAAATCAAAATGAATAATTACGATTTCGGTGGTTATGCCACTAGAAACGACTTACTTTGCGAAGATGGACGAACCATAAAAAAAGACGCTTTTAAAGACAATGACGGAACAACCGTTCCTTTGATTTGGAATCACAATCACAAAAGTTCAGATGCAGTTTTAGGACATGCTTTGTTAAAAAATCGTGAGGATGGTGTGTATGCTTATTGTACGTTCAATGACACAGAACAAGGTAAGCATGCAAAACAATTGGTTCGTAATGGTGATGTGAGATCGCTATCAATTTATGCTAATAAGTTAAAACAGATTGGCGGAGATGTCGTACATGGCTCCATAAGAGAACTCAGTCTTGTACTCGCAGGATCTAATCCCGGCGCATATGTAGATTTTGTTATGGCTCATGGTGACGAAGAAGAAGATGGCGTTCAAATAAATTATGACGAAAGCGCACTCGTAATATACCATTCCAGTGATGAAGAGGAGGAAAAAGATATGGATGATGAAGAGAAACAAGATTCCAAAACAGCGGAAGAAGTTTTCGATGAACTCACCGAAGAACAAAAAAGAGTTGTCTTTACTCTGATCGGAATGCTTATGAATGATGAAAATAAGGATGAAGAAGACGAAGAAGACGAAGAAGATGAAGAAGACGAAAAAGATAAAAAAGGAGACGGAAATATGAAGCATAACGTATTTGATAACGATGAAAGAAAACAGGATTATCTATCGCATAGCGCCCAAGAGGACATTATTAAGTTGGCTAAATCAAGTCAAGTAGGCAGTTTCCAGGCAGCCTTAGCAATGTACGCGGAACAAAATAACTTACAACATGATGCTATAAGCGGTGGATTTACACAAAACGGAACAGGTAATGTAACCATGCTATTCCCTGAATATCAGGACGTTAGACCTGGTGCACCAGAATTGATCACTAATGATCAAGGCTGGATTTCAGCGGTCATGAATAAGGTACATAAGAGCCCAATTTCAAGAATCAGAACACGCCATGTTGATATCAGAAAAATAAATGATCTC